CTTTCTCTAAGAGGTTGTTGGCCTCGATATCGGTTACTAACATAGTGGTCTCCTGTTACTTAACGACGTCCGATGAAATATTCACGCGGACGGATGGTCAACTTACTGTTCTCAATTGCGAAGCAACCTGTCTGGACTCGTGAATCTTAACAGCTTCCAGCTCTTTGGTCAGCTTCTCGATGTTTGCACGGATTTCTTCAGGTTTACGCATGGTTATGTCCTCTCAATATGTTGTGTGCGATAATCATAAAGGCCACTACATATAGTAATGACCTTGAGTTTATCGCTAGACTTCTGACGCCTCAGCCAGTCGCCGGGATGTCTCGCTAACCTCTTTACTCAGGAGGACCCCACGCACTTTGTCTTCACCAATAGCCACGGTCGCAGCCACAGCCACGGATGCCAGAAGTCGTGCTGCCTGTGCATCGTCGAGGGTCACGCGCTGAGTATGCGCACGGTTATCACTCTTAGCCTTCCAGCGGTAGACCAGAGTGACCTTGTCGTTGCGAACGTTGATGTGAACCTTGCGACCCCACTGGTCAACAGTGTCGGACAGCTGAATGGTGTTGCCTGGGAATTTAGCTTTGGTAGTCATTAGAAGAACTCCTTAAGTTTCTGAGCTTTAAGTGCAACTTTCGCTGCCTCTGCTGTTGCATCCAGAGATGCCTGACGTGCCTTGTCGGCTGCTTTGGCCAGCTTAGCGGCTGCTTCTGCTTCCACCTTGGACGCTTTGTCCAGTGCCTTGGCTTCACGTACGTACAGCGCGATGACCAGACGGCCTAATGCTTCGATAAGTTTAAACATGATGGTTCTCCTATTTACGGTTAAAGTCTCTGTACATTCTCATACGGAATGCTTCGAGTGTTGGACAGCAGTGCTCACAGGAGCACCACTCGTCATGGCTAGTAGTCGTCTTCTTCGTGGCCTTCCCAGCCAGTATCTCCCTCTCCTTCTCCGCCAGTGTAGCTAGACGGTTCAAGGAGTCCGGTCTTTTCGTTGTACTCCATGTATCCCGCAATGCCAACGCCAATACCATTAAAGCGACACTTGAGAATACGAAGGAGGACAAGATTAGGCATGTCCCCTTGCTGATTACGCTCAAGGGCAATGATAGTATCAGAGAGTTGGCGCAGAGACCCAGACCCACGCAGGTCAGTAATGGAAACAGCACGTCCTTCTTCATGAGCTTTACCTTTCTCCGGGTTCTTCAGGTGGCAAATAACAATAAGCACCACTCCGGTTGACTTAGCGAACCCTTTCAGCTTGGTCATGAGTCGGTCAATCATCTTGCGCTCATCGGATTCCTCCGAGGCTGACACTACGATTGAGATGTGGTCCAGTATGATTACGTCACAGTTCAGCCCTGTGCGCATGTAGTACAGCTTAGCCAGCAGGCGGTCCACCTCAGCTTCCGCAAAGGAGTCGTATAGATGGAACTGGTCGGTGCCATACAGCTCATCGAACCATTTGTCATACGTCCCGTCTTCTATCAGCTTCTGCTTGAACTCCCGAGGTTGCTGCCGTAAGCGGATGCCGTTAGCAATCCCTAGGACATCCTCCATGGTCTCCTCTACGGACTCCTCAAGCATCGCCATGCCTACCCGCAGTCCTTGCCCTCTGGCGAACCCTAGTGCCTGCTGGCGAACGAACGTAGACTTACCCATTCCTGACCCAGACGTGACCATGATGACTTCGCCACCACGTGCACCCAAGGTTCGGTCATTCAGTCCCGGACATCCCGAGAAAAGGTATCCGACGCTTTGTTCGCTTGTCATGGCCTCGCGCACTCGGTCCTTCATGGACATCGCACCGATAACACCATCTGGTACCCAAGGTGCTGCGTTCCATATCTGGTCGAGAACTTCCTTGCCCTTGCCTTTGAGTAAACACTCGTTGGCGTCCTTCTCGGTTAACACGGCCACGTGGACCTTACCGGGAGGGAGAACCTGAGCGGCTTCCTCAACAGCTGAACGACCCGGCTCATCCATGTCGAACATCAGGATAATCTGGTCGAAGCTATCGAAATACCCATAGTTTGCACTACAAGTTTTCTTAGCGGCTGACGCACCGTGACCGAGAGAAACCACAGGCCACTTGCAATCCTGTAGCTGCATCACGGTTAACATGTCGATTTCACCCTCGGTGATGACAATCTTCTTGCCACCATTCCAGAGGTGCTTACCGAACAGTGCATCCCCTTTGTGAGACCCTCGGGTAGAGAAGTTCTTCTCCTTGTCACGCAGCTTCTGAGAGACGATGGAGCCATTCTGGTCACGATAGTCTGCCACCTGATAGGCAGTCCCTCTGACCTTGGCGACCCAGTAGCCAGCCTTCTGGCAAGTCGCCTTTGAGATACCACGAGCCGTCAGGTCAGTGTACCTACCATCACTCTCGCCGAATACCAATAAACCTGAACCTTGTGTATTCATCCCGTAACTCCCTCCTTTGGGTCTTCTGTTGGCAATCTCCGAGCGCTTCTGGTCATCGCCCGGCACCCACTTTTCACACACATAGCAGAACTGGTGTCCGTCAGAGAACAATGAGTTCCCGTCAGATGACCCACAGTTCTCACACGGTATGTGGTAAAGGAAAACACTATCTGAATCTAGCGAATTGTCCATGTAGCTCTCTCCTCATGCGATAAATCCAAGCGACAACTTCTAGTAGGTCCTTGGAGGTTTTGGAATACTGCTTGCCTTCCTTGAGGATAGCGCCTCGCCATGACTCATGACTAGCTTTCCACGATAAACCTTTTAGACCTGTCGTGTTACTCTTCGGAGTCTTCATGTTCCATGAGTTCTCCTTCGGAAGAGCCAAGCGAAGGTTACTGAGGTCGTCGTTGAGTGGATTGCCGTCAATGTGGTCTATGTAGTACCCGTCAGGGATAGGCTCATTAGCTGCTTCCCACACTCGGATATGCCCTCTGGGGCCTTTGTGATACTGCTTATATGATTTTCTCATGGTAACCACACTCGAAGTGCGCCGATGATAAATGCCGATGCATACACGTATAGTGGCCACGAATCAGCAAAGTGTTCTTTTAACTTGTTCATAAAGTAATCTCCTCAAGCGACAACAGGGAAACGCGATTGTCTCCCTGTAGTGCTACCTAATGTTTACCCACGGTCAGAAGTGACCAGCTCGTTCTTATCCCACCAGCGCTTCAGGTCGAAGCTTGGGCAGGCTTTAGGCGCTACGTCGTGGTGTGCCATCAGCACAGCCCCAGCGTATTGCACCTTCAGTTCTACCAGCAGTGAACGCAGCGACTGCATCTGGGCTGGCGTGAAGTTTGCCTCAGGGTTACCCTTCGCGTCGATACCGCCCACCAGACACACACCGACAGAAGTCGAGTTGTATCCCTTGACGTGGGAACCAACAGCATCTTGGTCACGGCCCGCCTCGACAGTACCATCACGACGGATAATGAAGTGATACCCTACATCCAGCCAGCCCTGCTCTTTGTGCCACTGGCGAATCTCACGGACTCCGACGTCCATGGTTGCCTTGGTGGCGGAACAGTGAACGAAAATCTGAGAGGTCTCCTGTCGCTTAGTGAATTGAACCTTGGCCATACTTACTTTGCTCCTTTCTTCTGCTTGAACTTGCCGAACGGTACATCACGCTTCGGCTCCTTCAGCCAGTCTACGGGAATCAATTTGTCGGCAAACAAGATGTTATGCTTCTCACACCACTCAGCGTAACTGGTGGGCGACCCTTTGTAAATCTTAGTGCGACTCGAAGAGAACACTAACCTGATGTCTAACTCCGGGTATTGCTCACGAATCAATAGGTGCTTCTTGCGGTCCTCGGCTTCCCAGAGACCCTTAGTCTCCACGAAGATACCGTTAGGCAGCAAGAAGTCTGGAGTGTAAAGGTGGTCACTCGCAGGAATAACGTAAGGGATGCGCCACAATTCATAGTCGAACGTGACGCCCTTTGATTCTAACTGCTTGGACACCTTGTCCTCAAGGCCAGACCGGAAGGCACCCACCTTCCGAATCCCTTTGGCCCCATAGCCAGCCATTAGAAGTCATCGTCTTCGTCAGCTTCGCCCTCGTCCCCCTCTTCCTCACCAGACCAGTCTTCCGGGTCTTCCTGAGGTTTACGGCTGCGAGGTTCGTCAGCTTCGTAACCGCCTTCTACGGCTTCGTCAGCCCAGTCGTCTTCGCCACCACCAAAGGTAGCCAGTTCGACCAGCATCACGCCTTCCAGCTGCAACTTAACGGAAGCGCCAGCTACCGCAGACCAGCCGTACGGTACCAGTGAGAAGCGAATCTTCACTTTGGAGCCGCCACCGATAATCGGAACGTCCTGAATGCGCTTGCCCTTCGCGTCCACTACGCCCAGAACAATCTTCTTGGTCTCGCCAGTCTTCTTGTCCTCGTACGAACCGTAGCACTTGAAGTTGAACGTGGTGGTACCGTCACCGTTGTCGAAGAACGGCATGTCGCCCTCGTACGGCTTCAGAGGTTTCTTGCCCTTCTGAACCTTCGGCGGGTTCGCTTCGTGCGCTTCCAGACGTGCCGCGTAGTTTTCCTCATGGGTCTTAACGATGAGGTCTACCAGCTCCTGACAGTCTTCGTTCTTGAACGTTACGGAACCTTTGTAGGTACCGCGTGGGTTCTCAAAACCCTCACCGCCATAGTCCGGCTTGTTGAAGTAAGCATAAGGCTCACAGGTACCAATCTTGGTGGTATAAATCTTCTTCTTAGCGAATGCCATGATGAATCTCCTTTAAGTTTAAACAGTAAGAGGGACAGCCTGTGTCCCTATAGTGCTACCTAATGACTATCTGGGCGTACCCGAGTCACTTGGCCTAACTCTTCGTACTCCGCCTCGGCAACTTCGAGGGCCTCCTCAAGAGACCCAGCGTGTACCGGGAGTTCATACGATGCGTTAGCTGTCTCGACCGTTACGACGAACTTTTGCATCTTCTCGCTCCTTCCACATGTTATACAGGGTGATGTACGCAGGGTCGAGCGTCTTCTCGTACATCGCTCGGCACCAGTCACTCGGGTTCATTGCTAAGAATCTCCTCAATGAACTCAAGCTCCTCCTTGGTGAAGTCCTCAGTCTGATAGATTCTGAGGAAGTCCTTCGCCCAATACTTCAGGATTTCAATACGACTCGGTGTTAACTCAATCATGACACAACCCCTTGTGTTTCTCGTATAGTTCCAGATAGAAAGCGGCCTTAGCCATGTCTTTCTCTAAGGTAGCCAGCTCGGACTTCTTCCCGGCTCGAAGGCGGTACTTGAGGATGTTCCCGAGGCAGTACCCCTTAAACATCTCCTGAGTCATGCTGCGAGCAATCACCTCAATGGCCTCGATGCCTCCGAACAGCTGGTAGTGACTTGGTTGCTTAACACCGTCGTCATTTACGCTTGGAGTCTTGCTGTCCTTCATTGCGCGGACCTCACCAATGGTCGTGCCTTTGACGTCTAGCGGACACTCACTGCACGCTACTTTGTAGCATGTAACTCCATCAGCGCACGTTGTAGAATCTGGTCGGTCAGTGTTTTGTTCAACCAGCAGGTTTACCACTAGAATTTCACGTTCAGTCATTTACAACCTCCTTGATGCGCTCCCAGAACAGGCGAAGGCGTGGCCACTTGGTTACCACAACGGGTACGAAAGGACGGCTCTTAGTCTGAGCCAATTCGTAGAGACCGCGAGTAACCAAGATGTGCACGCGAGGTGCCAGCTCGAAGGTGTCGCCGATACGTGGAATCTTACCGTGGCGCTCCGAGGCCGCTACAGTGCTGCGGTCCTCCCGGCGAACCGAGAAGATACCGTTGGATTTGTTGAAGTGTAAGCGCATGGTTATGCTCCTTTAGGTGGCTCGTCGTTCATTGACCACACGATAGCCGCGAGGATGAACACGATGATTAGAATCAGATTGATGGACATATTGTTGTCTCCTATAGTGCTACCTAATTACATCTTAACGGTAGGGTCCGCCTCGGTACCACGCCATTTGTCGAACGATGGGTGGCGCAGAGAGCCATCGGGAGTTTCCTCCATGTACTTGATTTGGCACGCCCAGCCGATATACGCCTGAGTGTCTCCGTTCAGTTCCTGAGTCAGTACCGCGGAGGTGAACTCCTCCATAAGTGCCTGAGAGATGTTGTTGGCGGATACCACGCGACCAGACTCAAGGAGTACCTCGAAGCCAATCACCTTGCCCTCGTTGGCAAGACCGGGAGTTCCCCAGTTGAGTCCCACAACGACACCGTCAGCCTCGTTCTCTGGCTTCAGCTTCCACCAGCCTGACTTCTTACCGCGCTTATAGATACCGCGAGGGTCCTTAACCACTAGACCTTCGTGACCCTCTTCCCGTTTCTGTCGGTAAAGCGCATCGAGTTCGTCCATGTCGTAAACTTCATGGGACTCCGAGAGGCACCACTCGACTTCCGGGAAGTGGTCTTGCAGGACTGGTAAGGCAACCTTGACGTGCTCAAGGCGGAGGAGGGTCATCACGTTGTAGTCATCGCCGGACTCGACAATGTCAAGCGGAATGATATCGTAGAGGACAACTTTGAGGTTTGCGCTGTTTAGGTGGAAAGGGATTTTACCTTTAGGATTGTCCCACTCTTTCTCAATAGCATAGGTGGAGAACTCATAGTTCTTTGCCTTTAGCCACTTGGTACGCAACAGGCCAGACCCGGTATTGAAGTCCACGCCTTTGACCATGAGTTCGCCATCAAGCATGAAGCCATCCGGGAAAATCCAGCGGTCATCTTCCAGTAACTTCTTCCAACGCAGCCAGAAACCGTTGAGGTGCTCAAGGGCGGGAACGGTCTTGGATACCCGGCTGAGCCACGCTGAGTTGGCTGTATTGTCTACGCAAATGTTCCCGCGTACACCATCGTGCTTAGTGTCTGCGATGAGGTAACCGGAAGTCTCAAGTGCCTTCTCGATAGCAGAGCGAGAGAAAGATACAGCCTTAAATGGATTAGTCGTAATGTTCATCATTGTGATGTCTCCGAAGTGTAGTGTTCATTTAGTGTACAATAAGCAATCAGAAAGGCCACCGGAATCCGATGACCTTGAGTCTGCCTATAGTGCTACCTAATCATTTCCAACTTGAGTAGTCAGCTGTGAGTTTTGCCAGCCAGTCTGACGCTGAGTCAATCGACCAGTGGCTAAATCTTCGGGTAATCAGTAGTACGTCGCCATCCGGGTGGGACTCATACACGTCGAACAGCACTGTGTTTGTAAGAGGGTCGTCCACCATCACCACCTGCAAACCCGTTTCATCTAGCAGTCTACGCTCTGTCGCGCCTAATCGGGACCACTGTGAGGTGCTCCCATCAAAAAGCCATTTAGTTTTACCAGCCATTTGTTACGCTCCTACGAAGTATTTCTCTTGGTTAACAACGCTGTCACCCTTGGCGTTACGGAAAGAACCTTTCACGCCGCCTCCGCGCTTTGTCTTGTTCAGCTTGCGGCCCTTAGGGATGTAACCCTCGGTCTGCTGACGTTCACGGTTGCGCTCAAAGTTGATTGTGTTCTGGTACATGGTGTTACTCCTGATTGTGCTAGTAAGGGACATTCATGAAGGCCACCAGACGATGACCTTGAGTATGTTCCTATAGTGCTACCTAATCACGCCTTGCCGTGGCGGAACTCGATGCGTCCTACTACTTCGCTCTTGTAGTAGACGAACTGCTTACGCTCGCCATTGGTGCACAGCTGGTCTATCAGATAGCGGTCATCCAGCTCTGTCCAGCGGAGGGACTTAACGTGGAGACCGCACGGGCCAAGTCCTAACTTAAAGAGCGTCTTAGAGTGGGTTCCGTTCGGTAACACAGCGGTGAACTTAACGTGAATCAGGTCGGAGACCATCATCAGCTCGTCTTGTGCTTCCTTGAGGGACTTGCGGAGGAACTTCATGCGGTCCCGCTGGTGTGCTCGGAGTTCCTCCACATCGCGAACCTTCTGTCTCTCGCTCTCAAGCTCACCCTCTAAGTAACGAACCTGCCTACTGAGCGATTCCTTATCGTTAGCCAATCGGCATACCTTATCGTGCAAGCTGTATGCGTATTCCTCGTTACTCTTTGCCTGCTTCTCAAGGGTGTACTCGCAGGTAGCGAGTCTCGTGGTGGCCCTTACGAACAGGATGATTAATACGATTAACAAGATGGTTACAACGATTGAGTAAGTCATAGTGTGCCTCTTTAAGTATTCTTTAAGTTAAGACTTTAAGTAATGGAACCCTCGGTCATTCGAAGGTTCCCTATAGTGCTACCTAATTGCCTGAGACCTTATGCGAACGCGAAGTCAGACTCTAATATATCGCGCAGATTCAGGTCGCCTTTGGCCGGGACAGCAGGCATTTTGTCCAATTGAGACTCGTGCAGCTGGTCAGCGAACTGGTCATAAAAGTCAGCGATTACATCGTTGTCCTCGTAGGTCTTGACCATCGTCTCGCGCACTGCCTTAAAGAGATTACCAGCATCTGCTGGAATGGTCCCGAAGGAGTCGTGGATGAGTGCGAAGGAGTCAATCCCGTAGACCTCGTTAGCGTGCACTACGGTCATTCGCAGGTGACTACCATCCTGTGAGTGCACAAAGTTAGGAGCGATTCCTGACTCCTGCTTGTGTGCGTCAATCTCCTTAGCGTCCCCTTTGTTGTACGTCATGAACACGTTGGCCTGACCTAAGAACGTCAGCTTCAGGCGCGCTTGGTCGCGCTTGTGGTATTCCTGCCACACCGGGAAGCCGTCTGGTGTCACCCAGTGGATTGCGCAGCGCTTACGCAGAACCTCTTTGGTCTTCTTGTCCTTGACTTCGGCGGCCAGCAGCTTAGCGGCAGACTTCAGCCAGTTCATAGCCTCGACAGCGGCTACTACGGTCACGGTCACAGCGTCCCAAATCAGCTTGGCCATGTAGCCAGCCGCTTGGTTAGGGTGCGTAAACATCAAGCCCTCGCCGTTGTCAATAGCTGGCTGAATGGTATCCTCAAGAACTTGCTGACGGAAGCCAAACTCTTTGGAACCATACGCCAACGTCATTACCGAACGCTTAGTCACCTTGCGGGTCACGCCATACTGCAACCACTGAGTAGCCAGTACGGACTCACCCAGCGTTACCTTCTCGCGGAACTCACCCGTCTCCTTGTCGGCAATTTGCTCGACCACCGTCTGAGACCCGTTGACGGCGTGTTGATGGAGCACCTCATTAACCTTGTCGGCCACAATCTTGTAGATATCCTGCACGGTATCAGAAGGCAGCAGGTTAACAGCACGACCACCGATAGAATCGCGGAGCATAGCGCTGAAGTGTTGAATCCCAGAGCAGGACCCATCGAACGCCAGCGGCAGCGAGCAGTTGTAATTAAGTCCGTGATGCTTAACGCCTGCGTACTCGAAGCAGAACGCTAAGAAACAGAACGGTGAATCTTGCTGTGTCCACCAAGTGTTATTCAGTGGGTCAGCTGCGCTCGCCAGAATGTTGCCCTCATTCTCTTCGATGAACTTGATGCGCTCAGGGAATGGAACCTTGTCGACGCCCGCGCAGTTTGCACCATGAATCTTCAGCCAGTAGAACCCGTCGAGACCGATTGGCTTGCCCTTGGCCAGCGTCAGCATACCCTTGGTCATGTCGTTACCCTGCGGGTTGAACATGCTCACAGCATACACACGTCCGCGCCAGTCCATGTTGTACGGGAACCAGATGGCCTTGTGGTTAGCGAACTTGTTTGCCTGTGCGACCATGAACTCCATTGACAAACGGCGAGACTGGCGGGCCTTGTCCTTACGGTAGACAGCTGCGGCCTCCTTACGCCATGCCTTACGTGCCACCTCGTTGGTGTCGATATCGTCCGGGCGTGGTGGTAACTCTTCGCGTTCAATCGCTGGTACGTCAGCAACCGGGCAGTGCTTCCAGTTGACAATCTCGTTGACTACCGCCAGCACCTTCTTGTTCACCTTCCACGGCGTGTTTTGCGCGAGGTTGACCGCCTTGTATACCTCAGGCATGTGCACGTCTGCGTAGCGGCGCAGCGCCTTCTTGGAGTGGGTGCGCACCAGTGCCAGCGGGCGACGACCGACTGACCAGTAGCCACCGCCTAAGGTTTCAACCCAAGGTTTCGGAGGGACTACGCACGGCTGGTGCATCGGGCTGATACCTGCGAGTGCTCCCGCTCGTTTGCTCAGGAGTTCCACGAAGGCCGGGGCCAGCTGGACCATCTGCATACTGGTCACATCGTCTGAGCCATCGGCCATCTTGTTCTTGGTCATTTCCACCAGACCAGTGCCCTCGATGAGCAGCTCCAGCAGCTTGGTCCCCACGTGCATCTGCTCGTCAGTCTTCCAGCTGGACCAGTTGTCGCCGCCCAGCATCCCTTTGGAAATCATATCGGACTCGACGACTTGCATGAATGCCTTTTTGTAGACGTGGCCCACGCGCTTATCCAGCTGGTCCGCTACGTTCTTCTTGAAGTAGGAGGCTTCCTGCTCACGGATACGACCGAAGCGGGCCTCGTCCTCAAGGGCCTTACCTAACTGCGAGGATACCTGCTGGATAGTGGCCTTAGAGGCATCTGTGAGCGTCCCTAAGACGACCTTAATGGTCAGCAGTGCGATAGCCTCACTGGACACTCCAGCCTTCTCGTCGAGCACCTCAGCGCCCATACTAATGGCTAACTCTGAGGCGACTCCGTGCTTAATCGGGTAGTATGCGCGAGGCTTCTTACCGCGTGCGCTTGCTTGCTCCTCCTTCCAGTCGTTAATACGCTTGGTTAACTGCGGGTGAAGCGTTAGGACCAGCGGCTTAGCGGCCACGTTGTCAGCGAACTCACCAGCCTTGACCTGACGTTCTAACATCTTCAGGAAACGCTGCTCACCCAGCTCGTACGCTTCGTGCTCAAGCGCCAGCTGTTCACGTGCCAGTTTGTCCCCGTAGTGCTCGCTGAGGATGTTGTAAGGGATAGCAGCCAGTTCAATCTCTGAGAAGTCATTGCGTGCGATGTTTAATGCGTTCATTGTGTGCCTCTTTGGTGCCAGCGAACTGGCGTTAATAAAGTTTATCTATCGGTGCCTCTTGCGTGAGAGACACCTAAGATACACCTCGTTAGCCCATAAGTCTACCCTGAAGGTAGTTGTCGATTGGTAACGGCTTGCCCATCTGCACTGCTAGACCGTCATGAGCCATCCATGCGTGCACTCGCTCCTCGATTTTCGCAAGGTTGAACTTAAGGACCTCGCCATTAATCCGCGCTCTCTCCTTGCGCCACAGCTCGCGCTCCTTACGGCGTGCTCGGCGTTCCTTATTGGCCTTACGGCGAGCGATGCGCAGCTCCCCATTCGGGTCACGTTTAGCCTTGTTGCGCTTACAGCGTTCAATCATCTTGTCGTGCGCTATCTGCTCAATCTCTGCAAGTAGCTCCTCAGGCTCCAGCGAGAAAGGCTCACGTTCTCGGTCCTGTGAGAATGACACCGGGTCCGTAATAACTGGCTTGCCGTCTTTGGTGAACATGATGTTACCGCTATGCATGTCGAAGGATGCAATCCCGTAGAAGAACTTACGGATGTCCTTGCATGTCTGGATAAACGGCTGGTCATCCTCGTGCTGGTCCTCAGGCTCATAATCAGACTCGACAAAGTAATGCGCAAGTTCCGCATAGTGGTCATGCTCATCGTTCTCGTGACGCTCGCACGGCACAAGCTCATCCAATACCACCGTATAGCAGCCAGCGTGGCGCGCTACGTGATAGACGTTAGGTATCCCTACCCGGCCTTGATGCATCCGGCAGAAAGCCACATAGGCGGCCCCTGAGTCCTCTTTCTTAAAGCCAACCTTAATGACCTTGCCCGGCAGTAGCTCGTGCTTAAACGCTGCGCTGAAGTGGCCATTGCCCAGCAGGTTAAACCCGGCGTCTTTGGCCTTAATCTTCAGGGTTTGCCAATAGTCCTGACGTTCCAGACCCCAATCGCTATCCGTATCGTCACCATCGGACGTCTCGCAGTTCACGATGTCTGCGATGAGTGCTACCAGCAGCGGCTGGCGCTTGTCGAGTTCACAGATTGGCAGGTTACGGATGGCGTCTAAGCGTGCTTGCATATCGGTGTAGTTCATTTGGTTGTTTCCTTATGGTGCGTGTCAGTGGTTTAGTTAGTTGCTACTCGTTTCCAGCCTACAGGAGACCGTATGCAGCCATCTGGTATCCGCTCAGGGTGGTACAACTCCACGTAGACCTGCTGCATTACCCATTTGCGGTGCCTAGCTGGTAATCTCCCAGCCCTTGCCGCAAGTATCCGCTTTGTGCGCTTCTCCCCGGCACCGTATGGCATCACCATCCGTGCAATCTTGAAGGCTTTCTTCAGGTTAGTGCGTTGCGACATAGAATATCCCCACTTTGTTTGCCTTAAAGCGGCCATTAGGTAGACGTACAGTAAAGCGCGGCAAGAAGCCCCACTTCGTGTAACTGAATGATGCTTTGTGCACCTTGAGACCCTTACGAAAGTCCTGCACAAAGTACAGGACAATCAGGGCGTACACGCTAATTACGAACAGGGTTATCATACATTACCTTACGTGTGCGGTAGGTTTGAGCCAGTTGGGCCATGTAGTAGCCGAACCAGTCGGCTTTTGCTTCAGGTATGCCAGCAGTGCACTCGCAGGCCGTCTTAAAGGCGTTGCGGTATTCCTGCATGTCCTGCTTAGTGATGCCATACTTAATCATCACAATCCTCCTCGTCCTCTTCATACCAGATAACCCCAGAGTCATTCAAGACGTCGTTGTACAGCGCCTCATAGATGCGAGCCTGACAGATTCGGCTTACGTCCTTGGTGTCTGGGATGAGTCCTGAGTCGTCGAACTCGTGGTCGATACCATCGGCGGCCATCACTGTGAAAATCTCACTGTAATAGTGCGGAACCTGCCCATCTACCACCTCGTGCAGTGCATCAGACCAATCATCATCCTCGGTGAGTTCGTCCTGTTGAATGCGCTCGTTGAACAGCTCAACAGTTGCAGCCAGAAGGTCGTAGTATGCGTTAGCGTTGCGTTCCATGGTGTATATCCTCAATGTGGTTAAGGGTTAGTGGTTATCATCGTGGCTACTCTCAGGGTGACAGGACGTACCTTGCCAGAGACCTGAATGTAACCACTAGTTAAACACTAAGTGATGAGTGATGTACATGTCAGCTAATCCATATTGTTAAAGAGCGTTGTTACTGGTGATGCATATTACTTTATGTTCATCGTTGAGTCAACCACTTTCGTATGTCCGGTTGATGACTACTTGAGACCCTCAGTCTAACCAGATAACTCGTGGTATTGTCTGGTCGTTGGTGACGTTGTGTCTCTCAACGGTTGCTAATGTCTCATAACGGATTCTGAATGTCAATACCTTAAGTTAAACTTTATGAAGACCTATAGTGATAGTTGTCTTTATGGTGATGGTCTCTTAGTAATACTTAAAGTGTCTCCCTATAGTGATACCTAATTGTTTAGTGTATTGACACTGACCACTGAATAGCCTTATAGTAATGGCTCACCGATACTCTTTGTCCCGCTCTCAGTGTCTCAGGGACTGCTAAACGAGATACTTAATGACTCTCTTAATGTGACCTACTAACAGTCACTGCTAAACGTTGGTCACACGGTGAACCTTAGGTATAGTGTCGATGGTTGTCCTCAGGTCGTTACCTCAGGTTGGCTCCTCAGGTATGACTTGATGAGTACCAACAGATAGGGACAGATAGACATCAACATATAGTGTCATTAGGTCCCACTCATCACAACATATAGTATCACCTAAGGATTCCCATCAGTACCACCTAAGGTTAAACCGAAGGTTTAGGGTGGCCTAGGGTTACTGAGAGTGAACTGAGAGGGTACCGGGGGATAACCAAAAGTGTAAACTGTGAGATGTACACTCAGAACTTTACGTCATATTCTTAAAGGTAACCTCAGGTATTCCTCAGGTCATTGCATAGACCCGTAGGTAGACCCAATGAGTCACCTAAGGTTAACTTTAAGTATTGACTATTGAGGGATGGAGTGGTGTATGCTGGTAAGCATCACTACGGAATCCCTAGCGCGTCAGGAAGACCCTAATCGCTACAAGTGAGTAGAGAGCACACGAGAGTCTCCAATCCACTGAGTTGCTGCTGAGTGACCAGTGAAGCCCCAAGGGCACCAGCAAGTACCAGCAGAAATCGCCAAGTAGTCCTATGGCGCAGTAAGTTAAACAGTAAGCGCATAGGTCCTCCTTATGTTGGCTCTTAGTGTCTTATGGTTAGAGGGTGATATTATCATCACTACCCTCTCTCATAGAGGAGACTTAAAGTGCATATCTATATGAATGAAACTTTAAGTAGTCTTATAGTATGTAACCTTGGGTCTCTCCCTATAGTGCTACCTAATTCCAAGTGTCTGTTATTCTTAGAGTTTTCCAAAAGTGGCCTTCCGTGGCCTAATGAATCCTTATGCATAATCACTGCATAGTTACCATTCGATGAACATAGAGCTGTCCCCGTCGTCATCCCATCGGATATCCACACCGTTGCTGCTGGTGGCCCGGAACTGGGAGACGTTACTCAGAGGCTTCTCCATGTGGTGCTCCAAGAACTCCTGAAGTACCTCAGCCTCTATCTTAACGGCGTCCTGCTGCATCGTAGAGCGGAGGAACTCAACACCTAAGGCTAACGCATCAAGTCGGTCATCGTGCGCCACAGCGCCCTTCTCACGGCTCATACGGGTCATCTGGTAGAACAGGCTGTACTTCAGAGCGTGCTTACCATCTGCGTCACGTGCCGTCTGGTAGTCCTGTCGGATAACCTCATCACGGATGACCAAGCGGTGACTTGCTAGTACAGGCTCAAGGGTATCGCAGATACGGACCTCTTTCATACCACGAGCACGAATCTCTTCGAGTTGCGCTGGGTGATGCTTCAGGAGCACAGGCTGGAACACGTTACCGAACATACCGTCACCGAAGTTACTCTCGAAGACTACAGTCTGCACCTGCCACTGCTTGGCCTTCTTAGCGAGGAACTCAAGGGACTTCTCTTCGTAACCACGGGTACCACCAGCGTCCATCAAGTAGATGTAACCGTTGAGGGTGTACAGTACGCACCAGCCAGTCTCATCCTTACCGCGACCACTTGGGTCAATGACCAGAATCTTACCCTGATACGCACCAGTGTTACTTGATGCCGTATGGAAGGAGTAAATCTCATCACCCTTCATACCCACGTTAGGAAGCTCCTCATTGCGGTTCTGACGGTTCGGTAGCCATTGGTAATGCATTGGGGCCTTGTCAGCCTGTAGACCGCACACGATGGCGTCACGGAGGCGTAGCGGGTACTTCTCAGCATCACTCAGGTTCGGGTTGAGCATGAACTGGAGCGTGTAGCCAGCCTTACCATATTCCACCTCACGTTCCTGAAGGTCCATAGAGTCGAATCGTACCGGGTCAGTAGGTTGACTACCAAGGCCTTCTTTGTCTTCATCATACTCGTTACGGAGCATCGGAGCCAGTCGGTCGCCGTAGTACAGGTCTTCCTCTTTGGAGCGGGGATACTGTGCTGGCCAGATGATGGTTGAGTACCCACGGTTGTCCTCAAGTTCCTTGTAGAGCGTCATCTCGGTCTGAGGGGTACCCAGATAGATAACACGACTGGTTGGAAGAGGTTTCAACAGTGCGGCGAACTCCTGAACCAACGTCCAGAGTTTCTCACGAGCACCTTGGGTTGCAGAGTTACCGGGAATCTCCACGTCATCCGCAATGATGATATCGGCACGACTACCAGTAAGCTGACCCGTAATACCCACAGACTTAACTGACGGGCTGTGGTCCGGCTTGGCAGGGCCTACATCGAAGCTAATCACGGAATCACGCTGACCGGGGCGAGGCTTAAGCTCACTCAGGAAAGGCAACAAGTCGATGATGTTCTTGATGAAGATGGAGTTAGCGTCCGCACGTTCCTTTGAGGCTGAGACAATCAGTATCTTTAACTGAGGGTCACGCCACAGGGTCCACACTACGAACGCACACGTGATGAACGACTTCCCGATACCACGGAAAGCCTGAAGGATAAACTTCTTGTTCTTTGGGTTCGCCAGACACTTGGCCATGTCGATTTGACACTTGGTTGGTTCCGGCAGGTTCAGGGCCTTCCAGAGCACGAAGAGAAAGGCGACAAAGTCACCCTTCAGTTGCGCAATGATTAAGGCGTTCTTGGCTTGCTGAGAGTTACTCAATGTTCACCTCCTTTCCGCTGTAGCTTACGAATAGTGTCCTGTAGGGCCTTCTCTTTTAGGTCGGCCTTCTGGGTTATTGCGATAAGACTTCGAGCAGTTGCTTCGTGTAGTTCGACGGAACCATCAACGAGGCATCGACCGTCTGGTCCTGCGGTGACATTGGTAGGTTTGACTCTGACGCGCAGCCGCTTATTGTCGCTACGCAAATCAGCAATAATCCTATCAGTGCTGCCCTCCAGCCCCTCAAGGTCTGCTTGGTACTTAGCCGATACTGCGTCAATCGCTTTCTGAGTTTCAGCTCTAGCCGTTTGCTTCTTAACGTACTCATTCTGTACTTCCTCCTTCCATTTGGCGTCCGTAGATTGTGACCCCAAGTGCCACCCGAAGGCAAACACCATGATAGCCACAAGATACGGGACGATTCTCTTTGTGAACTCCAGCATAATGCCTCCCGTTGTTTCTCAGATTTCACGTAGGAACGCCTAGCGTAGTGCAATGACATCCATAAAGGCACTACATATAGTAGTACCTTGAGTATATCACTGTAGGGTGAACTTATCGTCGTCTGTCAGACCATCAGCACCCACCTTGGAGTTGTAAGCCTCCAGACCCTCAGCCAGTCCGCCCAAGATGTTAACGTCAGGGGTCAGCTTAGAGATTTGGAACTTATGGCGCTCCAGTAGTTTACCAATGGCGTTGTACAGCTGAGGTGTGCGCTTCTCTGGATTCTTCAGGTCCATGAGCATCTGCTGAGCCATCTCAGTGTCTAACATTTCGAGGAACTTAATCAGGTCCATGTTTTACTCCTTATTAGCTTTCTTCCAGTCAATGATTTTGTCGACTACCTTGGCACCAATCTGAACCACTGTGTAGGCGATTGCCGCGACGTAGAACCACTCGTTGAGTGAGAGGCCCCAGAAGAGCCTCGCTACACCATCGGCCCCAGCGACCCCCGCAATGGGAGCCGCCTTGATAACTTCGTTGTTGAAGTCTAGGGATAACATGTTACCTCCTGTTAGTCCCCAAGGTAGACCAGTCGGAACTCCTTGAGGTTCATGTTGAGGGTCGGGTTGCTCACCGTAATGAGGACATCCATAGAGTTGGGCATGTCAGGGGTCGCAGTTAGGACGAGCGCAGGTGCGTAGGCCTGTACGTTAGTATCCTGTACGGTGTCCACTGTGGCAGTCTTAGAGTTAGAGAACTCAATGACTGGCTGCTCATTGGCGTTACCACCAAAGGATGCCATACGGCGCACCTTAATGTCCACGTTGGAACCTTTTGACCCGGCGCCGGCCTCAAACGTGAAGAACTGGTTTACGCTGACAATGGCCCGCATGTTCACCGGAATCGGATACAGCACACGGAAACCCACATCAGGCTTAGCCTTCATGTTCCTGTTGGTGTCCCAGCTCTGTAGGACCGTCTTGTCTTCCAATAGGAAGTTAATCGGACGAACATACACGGAGCGCTCGATGTAACCATTAACACGGTTATCGCGGAGTCGGGCCAGACCGTCAACACCAGAGCCGAACCCGATGGAGTCAGGGACGAACTTAACAACACACGACTGGGCGTTAGTCGTACCGAAGTACACGTGGTACGTACAATTGGTCTGCGTAACGTTCTTCCATACGGAGAACTTAGAGCGCAGCGCCACAGCGTTGTCGCAGTTGTTCGCGTGGATTCCATCAAAGACGTTCGGGTGAGCTTTGTCATAGAAGATACCAGACCCAGTGGTGTAATACTCAGCCACGCAGGTCTTAGCGTTACCAATGAGAATATTGCGAGTGACCGCTCCTTTCGAGTTGTTGACAAGGATGCCCTCAGAGGTGGCTGTACGGCCAAGGCTCGGGATGTCAATGTCATAGAACGAGCAGAACTCAGTGTAGTTCATTGAGCCGCCAGAACCGTGACGTGAGCCGTCAGCAATAGGTTTTAACTGACGGAATCTACCGATGGTGCAGTTCGTGGAGTTGGCAATAAACCCTGCACTGTAGTATGTCTCGTAGTGGTTAGGCTCGACACACGTGATATCGTAGGCGTGCATGTTGTGGCAGCTTGGAGTAGCTGGCGGAACGTCAGAACCAAAGTTGATAATCTCGGTCCAGCCCTCGCCCCAGATGTTGAACACATCGCTATCCACAGCGTTGGCACCAGACACCGCATATCCACCCTTCAGAGTTGTTCCATTAGGGTACGTGGCGACTAGGTACATGTCAGACACTCGGCACAGTCTGCTCTGAACCTGTGATGGGTTATCTCGCACATACTGTCCACGAGGAAGCTCAGTGAACGCTGAGTTTACAACAGACCCGGTAGTGGCCCATGTGCCATCGTTAAGGCACTGAATGGCCTTGTCTCGGTTCTGCTCGTAGCCACTGCCAATGATGAACCCGCTACGGCTCTTGCGAGCATACAACGGGTCCGTGAAGTTCACACGACAGTTAATGCCTGTACCACGGAACCAAGTGCGGTCGAACAGGAACACAGGGAACCCAATCTTGTACTCCACAGGTGGCGTTGGGACGTCGATTACCGCCCCTCCAATCCGCTGAGCCTCAAGTGCTGCCCTCTGGAAAGCCGGATAATCGTCAGCTACCCCGTCTCCTTTTGCCCCGAAGCGCAGCACGGATATTACCGGAATCTCATCGAATGCCTGCTGGATAGTGCGCCCATCCTTGAGCACACCAATGGTTGAGCCTTTCGGCTGGTTGAAGTCGTTCAGCATGTTGTCTCCTTATAACACAAATGATGCTAAGCGTGAGATGTTAACCACGCCAGTATGGCCAGAGATGCGCCACAGCGGTTTGCATTTAGCGGCCCCGGCTGGTGCGCGGAAAGCCCTTGTTGGCGTGGAAATGAAGCGGTTGTTCCCCTCTGCGAAGTTAGGCAGCGAAGAGTTGTTGAACACTTCTCGCATGTTTATCGTAAAGGATTGGTTGGTTCCGATTAGGTTGCCATCGTAGTCGAACCACTGGACACCAATCGTGCAATGGATGTTTCCGGTACTTGCTGCCGCCTGAACCGACATTGCTCCACCAATTCGCTGGTGGGTACTCACCGGAATGAAGCCTTTGGTGACTAGTGTGAAGTACCCACCAGCGCCAGTCATTGCCAGTAACTTACCGGAAGTCCCTCCGTCCACAACCTCAGCAGAAAGAGCATTTCGCTCGGTGCACGTAAAGCGGGTCAGTGCATCCATTGTGTCTGAGCTGTTCACCAACGTCCCAGTGGTTTCATCTGTGATGTCCCACCCACGGTTCTGGATGTATGACTTGTTAGGAATCTGGTAGTACGGGTCTTTCAGGTAGCCTTGAAGCATCAACGTGGTCTCTGGGGAAGCCATGAAGATTTCCTCGGTATACGGGACAACCTCATGGCGCAGGTCCAGACCGCTGATATACACAGGGGTAGACTTAGCATCAATATGCATTCGGCTAGGCGAGTTGGTGCCAGTCGTATTCGAGCGTCGACGCGGAAGTACCGTAGCGTTTGCGATAGTGATTGCCCTGTTTGACCCAATGAAGCCACCTTGAGGTGCATCCACCTTAACCCACAGGTTGTCAAAACCTTCGAAGTGGCAGCTGTTAAGACCAACCTTAGAGTAACCCCAAGTCTCCGTCCCGTAGATGATACTACCACCGGTAAAGTCGAACGAGCAGTTATTGAACGTTAGGTCCATCCCCGGAGTGCTCATCTCAACGTGGTTACGAGTTGCCCCGCCGAATACAGTATCATTGAACACCATCTTCTCACCAGAGTTGGCGCTAGTGGTGTACGGGCAGTACAGGTTCACCAGAGAGGTCTCGAAGTGACACTTGGTCGCTGTGAATAGGTACGTATTGGTGCTACCGAATGTTAACCCGTAGCGTACACCTGAGGTTGCCACAGCGTAAAGGCTGACGTTACGTACATCGCTCATTGCTGTAGTGTTGCCGACAAACAGCCCGTCAACTTGGTTGGAGCTTCCGTTACCCACCAGACGGAGAGTACCGCCTACCGAACCTAAGTTCCAACCAGAGTGCTGGGTCGTGGAGATGCCAGTTATCTTGTTGGTGATTCGGAGTACGTAGGAGTTAACCGGAAGAGATGCTCCGTTGATATTCACGTTACCAATTGCAACCACGGAGACATATGACGGTATGTCAATCTGCCTGTCAGTGGTGTAGTTACCAGCTGCAATGTAGATGGTCTTGCGGCTGTAGAAACCGACAGTTCTCACGTAGTTGTCAACGAGGTTAACAGCGGTCTGTAAGGCAAGACCAAAGTTCGGACCGAACCACGCTACGTCAATGTAGGACTCTTCTCGCTTCCACCGTTTACCGCCAGCCGTCACGAAAACAGTGTACCCGTCGTCCACAGAGGATGTGTCAGACTGGTCGTACACCAAAGTACCTCCAGACTTAGGACCCAGAGTAGGGCTAATCTCAGAGAGGACAATTCGCTGTCCATCAATGACTGGCTCAATGTTGCGCAGAATGGTAGCGGACTTCACGCCGTTCAGGTAGTCCTGCACAGTCAGGCCGCTTTTAGTGCCAATCTGGCTGGCACCATCTGGTGTCGACAGGAGGTTAGACAGCGGCAGTACACCCTCAGAGGTAACACACTCCACAAAGTCTCCAGCCTTGAGGGGCTTAACTAGATGAATGGTCTTATCGCCGGAGTCGTAAGAGTAGTGGTAACCAACAGACTGTCTGTCCCCGTTGATGTAAATGGTAGGCACAGCGAACACTGGCCCTTCGCGGGTAATCAGAATGGAGGTCTCTCCACCATTGGCCGACCCGTTGTTATACACCCAGTTGATTCCCTTGAGAGACGTTGTGTCATCCGCAAAGTTCTCGATGTAATCCTGAATGTCCTTCTCGGTCTGTTTGATTTCCGACAGGATGCCGCCAGCTTCACCTAAGGTAGTGTCCAGCTGGTTCTTGTTGATTGCGTCAGTACCTTCAACACCCGGAGCCAGCCGAACGATTCTACGGTTACGGGCATCGAGGTTTCCAGCATCATCCTGTGGCATAGCCAGCAGTGCCGAGTCACGGGCTTCCTCTGCGATATGGGCAGACTGAAGCTGAGAGACGTTAAGGTCGGTTGCGCGGAGAACCGAGCCATCGCTGAAGTCAACAATACGCTCAGACGCTGAGGTGAATCTGCGGATTTCCACACGGTCGAACCCTGTAGTTTCCACAAGGAGCTTCACTCTGGTCTTAGACACGTAGCGGTACTCAGTGATGTTACTCAGAAGCCTGCGGTTGTCGTCAGCTACCAGCGACACACGGACAAACTTACGGGACAGGTAGTCGAACGGGATGTCGAACTCAGTTGCCCCCACCGGGTACTGGATGACTGTTTTAATTTCTTGGTCCATCGTGACCTCCTTTAGTTGAATGGGAAGGGAAACCGTGATGGTCTCCCTATAGTGCTACCTAATTAGTTGGGTTTAGGCTGCTGTTTGATGGTTACTCCGTTAGCCTCATAGATTTTCATGATGAGCTGTTGGGTCAGCGGGTCGTTAGGCACAAGCTCCTTGGTGGAGTTCATCAGACCAGTCATGTAGTCGCGCTCAGTCGGCTTGTTGGGTGCTGTAGCAACACCGTAGGCATTCTTAGCGGTAGCAATGACGTTCCCTACGTAACCCAGAGCCGGGACCTGAGACCCCAAGTTACCCGCAAGGTTACTCGACTCGACTCGACCTTTGGACGCTCCGTCTTTCTTCTGGAACTGTTCCTCCTTAGGTAAGATGGTGGAGCGCAGCATGTTGGCGTCTTGGAACCCAGCGGCACCAGCAATCATCGACACGATGGACAGCGGTGCGCCAGTGTGGGAACTTCGAGTCAACGCTGCGTAGCCCAGCATGGTCGGGTTCAAGGCTTTCTTCAGGTAGTCCTTACGCTGAGACTCTTGGAGGCCGTAAGCCTTCACGTGGGCCTGCATCGCAAAGTAAGTCCCGGCGATACCCAGAGACAGGATGTGGGTCAACGCCATGTCGATAGCGCGGTTGTTCTTGTAGCCCTCATAGAAGGACCGAATGAACTTAGCGTTAAGCGACTTGATGGTGAAGTTCTTGAACTGCATAGCCATCTTGACACCTGCACCGTACGCCTTGGAATCCTGCTGGGACACCTTGTGAGGTCTCAGCATGGTCTCGTCGGCGACCTTATCGGCAAGACGCCACAGGTCCATCGCTCTCGGGTCCTGACTGAAAGCCTTCTTGTCCTTGATGGTGAACTGGCCGTTAGCGTCACGAGTCGCGTGGTCGACAAAGAGTTGCTTGATGCCCTTCCACTGCTCAGGACTGATAGAGGCAGCTTTGAGGAAGTTCTCTTTGCCAAACTTGGAACCCTTACCGCCTAGGGCAGCACCAGCCACATCACCGAGCACACCCTGACGGGCAGTGTCCAGAATGTAGTTAGCCGTACCGTTCAGCATCTTGGTCCAAGGAGAACGAGCCGACAGCTCCTGAGTGCCGAACTTAATGGTACCAATGACTGACGCCATGGCTCCACTGGTATCGGAAGCCTCACGGATTCGCTGCACGATGTCCTCACGCCCCGGACGGATTAACTGGTCGAGTTCCTTACCGAACAGCGCCCCATGGAGTTCTCGGAGTTCGCTCCCGGACACCGGAGAGGTTCTGGTCGCTAGGTCCCGCAACGTAGGGATACCATGAAGCATCGCCTTAACGTTACCCTTGGCCAACATACCAGCAATCTCTGTGAGGTTCTGCGGACCCATGTAGAAGTTCTTAGCGAAGAACGCTAGGTCATTCAAGGAGCGCATAGCCGTCTCAAAGGCTGTATCGTTGTTACGGCGAGCACGACCAGTGAGAATCTTAACGGTGTCCTTCAGTGCTTCCACTTCACCCTTCAGTTGCCCCTTACGTTCGGCCCGCTTGTCTAACGCCATGATTTCGTCCTTGAGCTGCTTCGTGGTCTTCCCACTGCCACCCATGATGGAGATATCACCGTTAACTCGACGGTCGTACGCTGGGATAATCCGTGCCATGTCGAAGTCCCTCAGGTCGTTGACACTGAAGGTTGACCCGTCCGGCAAGGTGACCGGGATGTCGCTGTCGAACATGTTACGGGCTTCAAGGAACGAGTTGTTCTCGATACCGACCAGACCTGTGATGTTGTCGTCAATGACGCTGGACGCTGTGAAGTCCTCTGTGTGACTGATACCGTAAGCCTTGTCCATGGCGTGCTTCTGGACCACCTCAGGTGTCACTTGGTCTACCGACTTGTAGCCGTTGAGTTCCATAAGGTACTCGTCGACACGTGCCTTGACCTCAGGACGCACTCGGTAACTGGTGAGCCAGCTCTGAGCGATTGCCTGTTGGAGCCCTTCGGGTCCACCCAGCTTCTGCATCATCAGTTCCTTAGCACCCCTGTCGTACACGTTAGGCACGTAGGTACCCTTGTGGCGACTACCGGGGAAGATGCTCACGGCGTTAGCGTTACCAAAGATACCCGGCTGCTCCATTAGTTCACGCTTGGTGTCGAAGTGCTCTTTCAGCAGGTCCATCACCTCACGCTCACCTTTGGTCAAATCAGCCTGTAACTCTGGACGCTCAATCGCCAAGGCTGCACGCTTGTAGACTTCCTGACGGATGGCTCTGCGTGACATCTTCTGCTCACCAATGGAGAACTCTGGGTCCTTCATGGCGCGGTCAACAGCATCGTACAGCTGATTGTACATCCGTTGGTCAGTCGCGTGGAGTCTCTCATGGATGTCCGAAGCGGTCGCACCGAACTTACCACTAGACCCTGATTGCATCCCTGTGGGAGAACGAACGAGGTCCTGAGCGATTGCACGTACACCAGCATCCTTGGACCCTAAGGTCTTCAGGCCAATCTCAGTGAACCCACCGAGTTTGATACCGGGAGCTGCACGCTCTGGGTCAATATCTGCGAAGTCGCGCTGAGTCCTTGGGTTGAGTGGGTTGGTGTCACTCAGGATGGAACCATTAGCCAGAACAACTGCGCCATCTTCGGTCGGGTGGTCGGCAAACGGAACGCCTCTGTGGTCCTGCTCGAACGAGAAGTTCTCTGGAGGCAGTGTCGAGGTGTCGTGACCACCAGTGTTGAGGGCAGTCTCTCGGGCTTCCATGCGGAGTGCTGGTCCAGCGAACTCATTCACAGACTCGACGCCACGTGCCTTACGGATACCAGCAGCCACAGCGTCACTAAGGGCAGACATACCAGCACCGAACAGTAACCCGCCAAGTGCTGCATCAGCGTAGTGAGCTTCACCACCAGCTACTGACGTACGGATTCCCTCAGAGGCAACGCTTAGTGCCCCAGCCTGTGCACCCACTCGCAGGGCCTTATTGACCACCTTGAGTCCCTTCCCGGCCACGCCGACCAGAGGCACATAACTAAGCGGGTCAACACCAGCACCAACGATACCAGCAGCGAGTTTCGCCCCAGTACCAGCCTCAGCGGCCCGTTGGTCAGCCTCGAAGCTGTCCTTGGCCAGCTTGATGAGTGCGTCCCAGTTCTCACCGTCACCACCAGTCACCACACCGTAGTAACTCGGAGGCAGCCCGGAGTCGCGCAGCTTCTGTAAGTCCTCCTTGGATGGAACGTATGAGTTCCAGCGAGTCGGGGTCATCGTGTCCTTGAACACATCGTACCCGTCGTCAGCACGTGCAGCACGGAAGGCCACACCCAAGGTTGAGTTCTGAATCTGAGCCTCAGCAGCATCGCCGAAGCCGAAGAAGGTGGACCGAGAGTTATACTCATCGAGAGTCGTCCCGGTCTTCTCCCAGAAGTCCTTAGCGTATGGAGTGTTGGGCGCTTCCTGCGCTACACCCTCAACGTCGAACCCATGGGACTCCGGCAGTTCGGTACCTACCTTGCCAGCCTTAGCGATGCCCTTGAAGGCATCCTCTGCGGGAATCCCTTTACCCTTTGGGGTGATACCGCCGAACGCTTCCAGAGCGCCTGAGTTAGGACTCTTGGCCACATCCAGCAGCTTGCGCATGTAGTTACGACCCTCCTCCGAGATAGACCCGAAGTCGCCCTTGTCGTACGCTTGAAGCTGGGGAGCACCCGCTGGGCCTTCCCCTTGGTTGTACGCTAGGGCCGCTTTCAGCTCATCCCCGTTGTACTTCTTAACGAGACTGGCAAGCAGCTTAGCGCCAGCGTCAATGGCTAACTCTGGGTTGTAGCGCCCATCGTCGTCACCATCGGTCACGTTAAGGCCCATCGCTCGGGCCGTGTTGCGGGTGAACTGCATGATGCCCTTAGGACCAGTCTTAGAGACGGCCTTAGGGTTGAAGGATGATTCATTAAACGATAACTTACGCAGGAGGTCGTAGGAGACCCCATGAGAGTCTGCTGCCTTCTGGAAGATGCCATCGTAATCGCTAGGTTTAGACTTATCGTAGCTCATGTTGTCTCCTTAATAGTTATTGGTCACCGCCTCCATAGATGAACTTCGGAGTGGCTTTACGTTTCGCACGGACACGCTCACCAGCGGCCTTACGGGCCTGAGTGGCTGCGGAGATAGGTGCGCGTTTGGTTGCTTCCTTCAGTGCCTTCTCTTCGGCTTCCTTGGCCAGTCGCTGCTGCTGTTCCTGATAGGTTCGAGTCAGTAGCTCCTTGTCGTAGCGGATGCGCACGGTACCAGTGGTGTCCATCATGTAGATAGAGTCACCCTGCTGGTACATCGTCAGCTGCTTGTTGGTAACCCAAGGGTTAGCCGCGATGATTCCCTTACGGGCTTCTTCAAGGATGTCTCGGCCCTGCTCCCAGCTCTTAGGGTCATCACTGACCTGTAAGATGTTCTTCGGGATAATACCAATGGTATCACCATCCACGTCGTCGCCTTTGAAGGTCACAGTGGATTCCTTGAGGAACTTATCGACCTGCTCCATAGCCATGTCACTGTTGCCTGTGCGGTACTTGACGCTGTCATACATCTTTCTGGCCATAGCATCAAGACTGGCTGGAATGCGGGACAGTTCTGGGGACTGGGAGTTGTTCTTCAGTGCCGCCCACGCTTTGTCATCCTCGTACTGCATCTCTTTGGTGAGACTGCGGCGAGAACGGTCAGCGTCGATAAGAATCTGAGGGTCAATGCCCTGCTTGTCCATCATGTCAAGCGTTAGGAATAGCTCAGCTTTGTCAGGATACAGAGCAGCGAAGAGGTCCGGGTCGGTGTTACGCACGGTGCGCAGTTTGTTCAACGCTGTGGTGTCCTCAGGTAACTTACCGTTAATCACAGCGGCAGACCACTCAGACCCAGCGTCTGTTACCATCTGGCCCACAACGGTACGGAAGGCTCCACCCTCTGAGTCTGCCCGTAGGTAGCTCAGCTTCATGCGGTCCTTCTGTTGCTCCGTGAGCTGCATCTGGTCGATCTCAGCCAGCTTACCGTTGGCGTAGTTCACCATGTCACTGTGTGTGAACTCGCCAGTGTTCTCGTTGGTCGGCATGTCCTTGTAGCTGGTGGACACGTACTGACCGTTGATACGCTTGGTGAACTGCTGGTCAATCACTTGATTCTTGTTGATGGTCTTCTGACGCTTGTCCATCTCCTTGGCTTTCGCTTGGGCCTCCTGACGGAAACGGGCCTGCATCTGCTCCTCAGCCTGAATCAAACGCTCACGCTCTGGGGTCATCTGCTCACCGGGCTGTAGACGGTCAAGCTCCGCTTTGGCACCCTGAAGCATCTCCCAGCCCTTGCTGGTATCATCTTGGTTCAACGCGCTGGTAATCCCAAGGCGGAAACCCTCGGACAACTTAGCGTCATTGTCGAACTGAGTCGATTGGGCCTTGACCATCAGGGCGTTCCATTGCTCCTCCCCCATCAGCTCCTTATAGGTCGTGGTCTTCCCGTTAAGGGTTACCTGACGGCCCTCAAGGCTCTGCAAGAAGTTGGTAGCACCCGGACGCTGAATGACGTCGTTAAGTGACCCGATGATGACCTGCTGTGCCTGAGCGTCGCTAGGGATACTCCCAGTCTTAAGCGCATTGTCAATGTAGCGCTGGAAGAACTCACCGGACTCTGGACGAGAAAGAACGGCTGGGTCTTTGAGTACGCCTGACAGCTCCACCTTCGATGCCAGTATGGCTCCCTTCTGGGCTTGCTCACTCAGGAACGTATCGTGCTTACCGTACAGCGAGATGTTGCGCTCCGTGATGTTCGCGTTGAACCCTCTCTGGAACTCAGAGTCCTCAGGGTTAATCATGAACTGTTCAGCGAACTCATTGGCACCTTCGGTCAACCGTTTGTGGCGATACTCTTCCATCTCAGCACGAGTACGGAACTCACCGTTCTGAACGCGCTGTGCCACTTCGTCGTCAATGAGGAACGCTGCGTTACGTCCAGTCTTGAACCGTAGGGCCTCCATAGCGTACGGGTCATCCTGATACAGCAGGGTCCCGTTCTTGATTGCCTCGCGGCGCTGCTCTGGGGTCAACTTACGGATAATCTCATCGGACCGCTCATCGGCCTTGTCCCGTTGACGCTTGTCATAGGCATCCGCTGCCTCACCAACCGCTGTACCAAACTTCGCCAAGGACTGCACTAGGTTGGACTGTCGGAATCCTTCCTGCTGAATGGTTACTGGGCGATACTGCATTGACGCTGAGCCACCACGGATGCGGGTAGACCCGGCCTGCGGCAGTTGGCTTAATGCTTGTTCTAATTTACTGGCCATTATTTACCTCCTACCTTGGTGCCTTGGGCCTGACTGATTGGTGCCTTGGTGCCTTTGCTATCGAACGCACCAGAAGCATATGCGGATGCACCCTGCGAAGTCATCAGCGCCAGCGGGTCTAGTACCTGCTCCAGCTTAGACTTACCTTTGCCCTCAGCCTTCTGCATGGACTTAACTTGGTCGATAGTCGACTCAGAGTTACCCAGCTGCTGAGCGAACAGTGACGCATAGTCTCGGCGGTAGTTATCGGTGACCGCGTTGGCCTCCCGAATGAACTTGCCCTCTTCGATTCGACTGATACGGTCCATGCTGTTACCCTCAAGGTTTCCCTCTCCGATTGCCGCACGAATAGTGCCCATGGCCTGAACCTTATCTAGATTCTTAGCGGTCAGGTCCGCACTGGCTTCTTCCAGCTTCTGCTTCTGCTCAAGGCTGGCGTTAGCGTTCTGAATGTTTGACTCTTTAATCATCTGGACAGACTGTCGGCGCATCTGGTCATTCTGAAGGCCAATCATCTTGGCTTCACTGCGCGACTGACCGATGGCTTGTACTGCTGTCATTGCAATAGGAATAGCTGCCACCCAGCACATAGTTACCTCCTCGTTATGGTGAACAGTTGGAACTTCCCATCCTGAGTGTACTCCTCGTGGAATACCGCACCGATGGACTTAAGGAACCGCTTGTGGGGACCATTACCGACCCACACGAAGTTCCACAGGGATGGATAAACATTTAATAACATGTCCCTGTACTCCATGATTCTCTCACGGAACTCCAGCTTGCCAGCCCTGTCGAGTCTCCACACTTGGTCACTCGTGACGAACCAGCACTGGTCTCCGCAGTGTCCACCTATAGCCAAAGGAAAACCATCGTGGTCTAACGTGACACACTCAGTAACCGCTGGGAACGATGGTTCTATACCCATGGCCTGCGCCTCAAGTACGTCATGGTAGGCCGGGATGAATAACTCGAAGTCATTACTTACAGTGTTTCTTATGTACATGCTTTAAGTCCCCTATTAGTGTGGTCTCCCTATAGTGCTACCTAATTGAGCAACACCACAGGGAGACGTCAAGTTAAATACCGCTGGCGCGGTTGGTATAGTTCCCCTCCCAGCCACACCCAATGATTGACACAGGGGAAGCGTTGAAGGAACTCAGGGACACATTCTGATACAATGCGTTACCTGTCACAGGGAAGCGGTATTGACCAGTAGTTGTGGCCTTCTGGCCCAGACGGAGCCCAGTAGAGCCTACCCGAGCGTTGACCAGATAGTTGAACTCACGGTTGCCGTTATCGACGCTCACAGTGAACGCACCAGTGTCCTGATAGTTCACCCAAGCTCTACGCAGCTGTAGACGACCAGAGTCCATCGTTGACGTTGTCCCGTCGTTCTGTTCCTGCTTGATGAGGAACCGACTGAACACATACTGGAAGTCGTACAGGAACCCGATGACAATATCCTTACCTGAGATGTCACCGCTAATGCGGATGTCTGGGGTTGAATCCCAAGAGGAACCCATTGGCTCGTACTCGGTGATTTTACCGTCACTCTCGCAGATTGCCACGGTACCCTTAGAGAACGACGCACCGTAGATGTCCTTAACGTTCACTACCGTCTGGTTCGTCTCAATGTCATACGCAGTCTCTGAGATGTGGTATGACCGCTTGGCGTCCACGTGGAATCGATAAGGCTCGAACGGAAAGTCCGTAGAGTTCTTCTTAAAGTCCACAGCAGCTATCCACACGTTGTAGGAGTTCCGCATCAGCATGTACATCGTCGAGTTGATGCAGTTTGCGGCCATCACCTCCACACCGTCCCCGAAGTCCCAATGGGACCACGACTGCTGCCGGATGTTCTCATCCATGTAGAGGAACTTGTAGATGAACACCTTACTGGGAGCACCCTTGGTCAGCACACACGCGAAGTTCTCCGTACCAGACCCATTGATGCTGTACACACCGTTCGGGATGTAGTTCGGGACGTGGGCCGTCATGTCCTCTGCGTTCTTCACAGAGCTTACATCCTGTACCGCGTAGTAGCGCATGATGGACGTAAAGGAGCTGCGAGGAGACGCATAGTAGATGTTCCTACCGATACCATAAGGACGAGCACGGTCTGACACGTCGAACTGGGTGGTCAGGTCCAGCTGTGCAGTCTTAGCGGATAACACACCGTTGGCCGACAGGACGAACTGTGCCTCATCAGACCACAGTAGAAGCTCCTCAGCGAAGCTCACAGCGTACTTTAGGACCGACACTCGGTTATGACTCACAGCAACATCCAGCGGGTCATCGTCCGTGTAGTTGGCCACTGACGGTGGGTAGAACTCGAAGTACTTGCTGGTACGGGACATCACGATGTTCTCCCCAGAGATGAACCCTAATCGGTTCCTGAAGAAGAACACATCAGTTATCGTCGAGTTCACAAAGGATGGCTGAGGGTTGGTATCCTCGTCGCCAGCACGTCGGTCCTTCCAATCGTGATACCCTAGGTCAAAGTTTCCGTCAGCTGCCCTGACAAGGGTCCAAGGCATCGTGGTGTAATCCAGTCCTATCGAGATGTTCCACCCAACAGTTTCCTTCCAGACCTTCTGACTCTTGTCGTACTTAACGTAATACTGGTCGGCGGTCTTGGATGTGTCCCCGACAATCTTCACCATATACCCATCTGGTGCGTTCAGGGGTAACTTAGAGAAGCTCTGGACGTAGTGGGTCACTGGGTTAATCAGCTGGTCCGCATAGCCATCCTTCGTCTCCAAGATGTCAATGGTGGTATCTGCTGGAGCGACGCAGTGAATGAAACCTGTTCCCACGTTGAACGTCCATGTAGGGTGTGCCGTTCTTAGAAGAGTCGCTAGGGCCTCAGCGATAGCCTGTGCGTCCACCTTAGGTGGGTCTTCCTTAGCGTTATCGCCCGGAGGGAGCTGGTGGCTAACCCACACGCCGTTAATGTTCACTTCGAGCTTGCGACCATACTGCCCACCACGAACGTTAATGAGGGCGTCCACGTTATCCCTGAAGGTCCCACCATTGGTGAGGTTCTGACTCTCCCGGACCTGTCTTGTGCGATTCACGATGAACGTGTAGTCGGCCACGGTGACCATCCGCAAGTTATCCTTAGGGTTATTGACGGTCACGTAAGAGCGGTCGCCACGGACCTGATACTCATAGCCGGACAGGTCGAATACCCGAACGTCATTCCCTGTGAACACGGCGTAATACTGCTCGTATTCATCGCGGTTGATTAGGTGAATGTAGGGGTCCTCCCCAAGATATCCGCGTCCTCCTAAGGACTTGATGAACACCAGGGGTGGTCGCTTCTGGAGACCCTCAGTCTCGGAGGACCAACCGTTGACCTGAAGCGTACCCTGCTCTGGGTACCGTAGGATTTCAGGCTGCTGGCTAATGCCTCCCTTGAGGTTCTTGATTGATTGTGATACGAGAGCCATTTGGTCCTCCTTAGTTTCTGATTAACGACCGATGAGACCCTGTACGTATGCGTCACCGTCAAGCATGTTGTACTGGCCGAAGTCCATCTCGTACTCGTTGCACGCCATCCGTGCTTCCATCTCTTCCTGTGCCAGTGAGTTCTCTACGTCCTCCGCTCCGAAGAACCGAGAGTTGAACTGGCGGCTGGCCTTGGTGACAATCCACTGGCGGAAACACTCAGGCATCTCGTCGTAGTCCTGAAGGGTAATAAGGGTCACTGTGATTGGCCCAGAGAAGGTATCAGTGTCGGTTGACTTATCGTACACCCAGCCTCCACGGTTAACGTACTGACCACCGAGGATGGACAGGTATGCCGGACGGAATGGGATAAGCCCAGTGTTGGTGTCTGGGGTCAATGTGGCCGACTCGTTGATGTTGAATGCCCATCCCTTAGACTGAATCTGGCGGTTAATCCTGTTGAGGATACGACGAGCGTTCGCTACGTCTGCGCTACCATCTTCGTCAAGGGTTGTCACCGGGGATTCACCGATGGCTGCGAGCATCTCGTTGACGGCATCCAGCTCAGCGGCAGACCCAAAGTAAGCATCTTGCATGTTCATATTGTAAGCTCCTAACGAAAAAACCCCTCAGAGACCGTGAGTGGTCCCCAAGGGGTTTGGCTTATTAGTTAGTCACGACCAGCTTAAAGGTCTTCCTTTCAGACCCGTCAAAGCTGACAGTCACCAGAGTTTCGCCTACAGCGATTCCTTTGAAGTACAGCGTGTTGGTCCGGCGAGTGTGGCTGGCAATCCCCGAAGTACCATAAGTTACCTCAAGGGTTGACCAGTCCGTTACCTCGTCCAGCCCATCAAGTGTCACCTTAAGTGAATCACCAGCAATAGCCACAGTCTGTACCTCATACTCAGGTGGAGTTACCACCCGAGCACTAAAGGTATTTACGCTTAGGCCGCCGTGAAAACCAGCGCACCCGCAGATTCAGGACGCAGACCACCGTGACCCATCGCGTACTTAGCGATAATCTGGTCAGCCTGATACTCAGCGCGGCGAGCACGTTCCAGAGCGAGGTCTTTCAGCTTGACGGTACCAACAGCGGAACGGTGCTGGAACAGGCCCACAACGTTCTCTTTGTTGACTTTATCGCCAGTTGCCGGGAAGGCGTGCTTCTGGTTGGTCGCTTCTGCGCCTTCGTCCGGGCGGTCATCACCAGCACCACCAGCGGTCAGGTGCGGAACCTCTACGACTTCGAAGCCCATCACGTTACGGATAGAACCACGCTCAGGGTCAATCAGAGCCGCATAGTTCGCAGCGTTAGGCATCAGAGCCGCCAGAATCGCAGAGTACACGTCCGGGGTGGTGTAGAACGTACGGTCGTTAGCCGGGACGTAGTTCTTGGTCAGAGCCGCACGAGCAATGGTCAGCTGCGCAATAACCGCTTGGCCCAGCTTGACAGGGTCGGTCAGGTCAGTCTTGGCGCCAACTTCCAGCAGGGACGGTTTGCCCAGACCAGCAATGTTCTCGTTGACTGAATCAGCGAGGTTAACCAGACCAGCCAGCTCAGCCAGTACCGCACCATCAGCTGCCATCGCCAGAGATTCACCAATCTGAGAGGTGTACTCGGAGCGCACGTCATAGTGGTTCATCGCATCTTCGATGTCGTAAATCAGCACGTCCGCAGTCAGCAGGCCATCAATGTTAATGGTCTTCTCGGTGTGCTTGATGTCTTTACGTTTGTCATCCAGAGACTCGCCCGGTTGCAGGTAAGCAGCCTTTGTGCGGCCAATCACAGGGAACTGTGCGGACTTACCGGAGCTGATTTGACGCTGCATGTGACGGTTGGTGGTCACAGAGGTACGAGCGAATGCGGTCAGGACTTCACCGCCGAATACTTTCAGGAATAGCGCCAGCTTGTCTGCTGCGGATTGACCTTTACCTTGGTTAGTACCGAGCTGCTGTCCACCTTGCATGTTAGCCATGTTGAATCTCCTTATGTTGTTTAAGAATAGAATTAGTCATTACGCTGACCAAACGGGCCTATCGTTGCCAAGCTGTTGAGGTACTACTTTAAACGAGGTGATACTCATTGTGTAACTCGAAGGGCACTCTACAGTCCAGCAACGGCAGCCCGATGCCCAATCAGTATTAACTGAACTGGTGACCACCAAACTGTAGATTCCATCTCTCCCTATAGTGCTACCTAATTAAAACTTAGAGTCGATAACCTTCTGTTCCACTTCACGACGGTACTTGGAGTCGGTGCGGTAACGTGGGTCTGACATAGCTTTAATCATCTCAGCCTGAGACTCGAAGCCTTCAGCTTTACGGGCCACAGGTTTCGCTGGGGTAGCACGCTTGGCAATAGAGCGTTCAGCTTTCTTACCGAATGTTTTATCACGAGACTGTCCCGCTAGGTTCAGAATCGTCTTCATGGTGGCTACATCACGAGACTCAAAAGCCTTGATGAGCGCCTCAGCACCCTCAGGGTTATTGGTCTTCATGTGACCGTAGACCTGCTGGAATCGCTCGCGGCCACCAACGAAGTCCATCACTTTCTCGACGTACTGGTTGACTAGAGCTTCCTGACCCCGAATGTACGCATCGACGAACGCCTTACTGTAGCCAGCCTCGGCCAACTCTCGGTAAGACTCCTCGGACAGACTGTCTTCGTTCTGGTACTCCTGCTGAATACGGGTCACAGCATCCTGTGAGAGACCGCGTTCGATTGCAGTAGCAACCATGTCGTTAAAGCCAGCTTCGTGTTCTTCCAGCTGCTGAGAGGCTTCGTTGATGTCAGCCGGAGTTTCACCAATCGGCTTGAACTCTTCAGGTTCACCATCGTCGGTTACTTCCTCCGACTGACTCTCTTCGTCGCCCTGCTGTTCTTCTTCAGAACCCTCTTCACCTTCGGTAGACTCTTCGTCGGAACCGTCAGCGGAGATGCGGACCTGCATACGGCCCTCTTCAGGTTCACCGAACGGGTCCACATCGGAGCCATACGGGTCATCACTGTTGGTGTTCAGCTCGATTGCATCATCGCCATCACGGGCAGCAACATCAAGAGCCAACATGTTTTCTTGGTGCTCCTCCGGTGTACTACCAGTCAGTACAGCACTGTTGACACCGAAGGATGCGTATACGTCTGCGTTAGATTCGCCAGCCATTTCAATCTCCTTAAAGTTAAGACTAAGAGGGAAACCAATCGGTCTCCCTATAGTGCTACCTAATTACATGCCCGGTTGCATACCGACTGAATCAGCCGCTGCGGCCATCGCTTCAGGACTTGCAGTAGCCTGTGCGGCCATCCCCTGACCCAACGCTGCGGCACCTTGCTGTGTAGCAATCTGGGCACCCTGCTGTGCCATAAGGGCGTTCTTCTGCTCCTGAGTGAGAAGCATACCAGCGGTGTCGAGTCCGATAGCGTTAGCTATGCGTAACTTGAGGTTAGCCAAGTTGAGGTCATCATCACCTTCGAGGGCCTTAAGAGCTGACCATGCGTTAATGCACCGCTCCAGCTTGTCAAGGTCCTGACCACGTCCGATAGCCTCAAGGCCAGTGCTGATAGTTGGCTCGACGGCCTCTTTAGGTAACTCCGGGATTTGCTGCGTGGCTTGTAGTTGCTTCAAGAGCACTCTTACCAGAGGCAGCTGGAGTTCCTGCGAGAGAATCGAGTAGACACCACCTAGGGTATCTTCCAGCTCTGACGCCACATACCGAATCTCTTCGGCTGTGACTCGCTCGCCTGTACGTTGGACCGCACTGTTGAGCATAAAGGCATACGAGAGGCGAGCCTCAATGGTGTCGCTAACGTTCTTCGCTACGGTAAAGTCACCGGACTTCTCCAGCTGGAGAAACTCAATGTCCTGCTTACGGCCCGGTACGAACGCACCAGACTGTGCTGCCGTGAGTCGGCGGACCTGAGTGATGCCTGTTGGGTCTACCAGACCGATAACCTTAGCGGTAATCATGGCCATCTTCACGATAGACTCTTGGAGGTTCTCTAGGGACTTGAGGTCTCCCAGATACTCTTCCACGTAGGAACGACCATAGGATTCACCGTCGATGCGTACCATGCGGACAGGAATGTACGGACACTCTTCGAGCGGGTACTCAGCCTCGCTGCCCGGAACCACCTCTTCGGCAACCTCCTCGTACTTCGAGTAGCCATCCCCGGCTTCGTTCAGGTACACATGAGTGTAGACGTCAATCTCAGCGTCTTCCTTCTGCTCGCCTTGGGCTGCTTCCACTTGACCGCGGACATCCTCAGGGAGAGCGTTGAACGCAATCTTGTCTAGGGTGACAATCTGGAGTACGTTACCGAAAGCGTCTCGCTGGACCACATACGAGTTCAGTCGATAGAGCTTCATCGGGGTGTAGCCCTCAGGCTCCGGTAAGTACAGCAGTGCGTTCCCGGCAACACACAGTTGCTTCAGGCACTCAAAGAGAGTCACTCGGTAACTGTTGGACTCGATGTAGTTCATGATGATTCGCTCTACCATTGAGAGACCTTCATCGACCTTGGCGAGACCCTCGGCGTCACCCAGAAGGTTCTTCGCTTCATATTCACTAATGGTCAACTTCATCCATGATTGCATCGGGAACAGGGCCAGCATCAGCTTGGACGCTAGGTTGTTCAGGCCGCGAGCACCTACGGATTGCCACGGAGTCGTGTAATCGGTTGAGGCGTTATCGGAGTCCTTAGGGAACAGCGAGGGAATCGTGTACTGCGCACAGGACTCTGCTCGTGTCTCGTAAGGTTGTCGGTCGTTCTTCAGACGGTCGTATACCGCCTTGGCTCCCTCCTCTGCGAAGCCTTCGAGTTTAACTTCTGCCACGGGTCACCTCCTTACAGGTTAATCCCACCGCCTGAGCTGCGGGAAACTGAGAGGGACTTCTTGCCGGAGGCACGAGTTTTCTTCTTGCCAGACTCAGTGTCAGCTGAAGACTCAACGTCCTCCACTACCTCTTTCGGTGCTTCCTGAGGTGCTGCTACAGGTGTCTCAGCGGCTGTCTGCACGTTAGGTGCATCTGCTGCTAGGCCAACGGCCTTGAGTGGCGCTTTGACTACCTTGGAGATAGCCTTCTTGATTTTCTTGAACAGTCCCATGTTAGCCTCCTAAAGCTGACTTACGGATTTTACTGACGGACCCTGTGGGTTCGGTCGTCTTGGCCACCTTGAGTGACTTACGCCCTGACACCTCAGGAGTGGTGCTGTTTGAATCCTCGTCGCCACCGTACTGGATACCCTTAGGTTCCTCAGTGAGAGGCGCTGGCTCAGGGACAGTCGTTGTGTCGACCTTAGGTGCTTTCATCTTAGGTGAGAAACACATAATCAATCTCCTTCTTTGAGTGCACGCTGACGGCCCTCCATCTCGTCAAGGACACGAGAAGCCATGTAGTGACCATACAGTACCCCGGAGATGAACTCCTCACTGTGGCCAGCCTCACGCAGCTTACGAACCTCTGACTGATACAGGAAGTCAGCATTGAAGCGAGACTGTAGGTACTCCTTGACAGCTCGCGGTACGTCAGGAAGGTCATTAGGATTGTTAAGGATGTGCTCTATAGGTTTTAACATTTGAGTCTCCTCTTTAAGTAATCTTTAAGTAATAATCATAATGGGCACTTCCCTATAGTGCTACCTAATTAGTGCCCATGAGTTTATCACTATGCTTTGTGCTCGACTATCTGCTTGATAATTAAGGCCAACATCCAGAGACCACGAGCGATTAAGCCCATGGTCAGGACGATGAGAATCAGCTGCCCGGTTGCCATAGAGTAATCTCCCCAGTCTCGATGTTGTACTCATCAGAACGGAGGATGCGAGCCATCTGGCCCTGCTTGATTACTTCCTCTTCGGTCATCCCTGCTTTGGCACCAATGGACTTAATGCAGTCCCAGAGCGTCTCTCCCGGCTCAGGAGCGCGTTTCACCCACTTGGTTACCTCTTGGCCCTTGTTCTTACCGGACTTCAAGACGGACGTTACAGGCTCCACAATGAAGGGTTCCTTGAGGAAGTCCTCAGCGGTATCGCCCCATCCGGGAATACCACCGTAACCATCGGTGATGTCGCCCTTGATAGTCTGGAAGAGATGCCAGTAGTCGGCTGTCTCCTGAGTCTGCACGAGGATGTTACCAGTCGTACACCACAGGAAGTCGCAGTCCGGGATGGTCTTAAAGTCCTTATCGCAGGAGACCAGCACGGCCTTCTCGTAGTTGTACACGAGAGGGTTAGACCCAATGATACCCATCACGTCATCACCTTCGAGCTGAGGCTCAAGGACGCACGTGTAGGTCTCAAAGACGTACTCAAGGAATTCGAAGTAACCTACAGGCTTCTTTACGACCGCGCGGTTCTCTTTGTACGTTGGGTCCACTAGCAGCTTGCGCCAGTTGACACGGTCGGTGAACGCTAGGACAACGTCTGCATTCTTCCATGCCTTCTTTCGGCCCTTGTAGGACTCGATGGAGTTCTCAAGAATCTCGCGGGCCTTGGCGTGGTCACAGCAGCGGTGCCAAATCTCCTCCTCCCACGAGGCATCGAACTCAGCGGCACTCATGGCTTGGAACACCAGCCAGTCACCATCCATTACAAGGACACCCTTGGCAATCTTCTGGGTTGACCGGTAGTCGCTGAAGGATAACAATGTGTGCTTACTCACAGGCAACCTCCATGTGTCTTAAGGAATTTCACTCCGGCACTGGTAATTTCCCAAGCGCCACCGTTGCGACCACTCATGGTCAGGCACGAAATGTGACCACGGCTCGCAGCCTCAGCGACTAACGCAGCGTTGTTCCGTACGTAGTTCGACTGGAAGGACTTAGGGCAGCCCTTGAGGGCCGCCAGAACTTTGAGATACTCGCTCACTTGGCCACCCTCACGGTTGCCGGAGAGAAGCGTACTGTCACAGTGGGACAGCTCAGCTCCTTACCGAGGTCCTTAATAGCTTCTCGCAGACCACTCTGCATGGTGAATGCCAGTGCCGCCTCATGACCTTTGGTGACTGCTTCGGTTACAATGTGCGCCTGACGTTTGTCGTCCACACCATACGCAAGAGATAGTAGGTCCTCAAGGAACTCCCGCTCTTGGTCATCACTCATAGTCGCCGTTACGTCGAACGTTACGCGAAACTGTTTGTTAATACCCATGGTAAATCTCCTGTATTATTAGTGACATACGGCCCAGTTCGGACCCATCTTACCTTCTGTATCCAGACGACAACGGAACTTAAAGTGTTCCCCCACGTTACGCATCGCTTGTTGCGCAATGTCAATCACCTGCTGTGCAATCTCAGGGGTCCGGCACGCTACTTGAATCTCATCGTGGACCCACGCCATGTACGCAAAGTCACCATCCCAGCCGTGCTTCAAGCCCGCTTTGAGAAGCAACTCTTCAGTCTCGACAATCCACAGCTTACAAATGAGCGCACCCGCTGACTGAAGCAACGTGTTGAGCGCGGCATGTGGTGACCGTACGTGTACCTTTCTTCCATCCAGTCCCTTAATCCAGCGTCGTTTCCACTTGACCTTCTGTTCTCCTGCGACCCATCGGGATGACTCGACGAGGGTATGCTGGATTCCTTCTCGCAACGCTGCGATTGCTGGGGTGTTCTCAAGGAATTTCTTCTTGAGTTCCTTTCCGCGTTCTTTACCTGCTCCCACAATCTGTCCAATCTTTTCGTCTCCAGCACCATAGAGGAAACCGTAGATGAATGTCTTGGCGTTATCACGTGTTGGCAACTCAGCCGCCGTTTGGTTGACTGTATGGATATCACCGTTGAGAATGACATCCGCATAAGCCCCGTCGTCGTACTTAGACATGAAGTGTGCCAGACAACGGAGTTCGAGTCCGCTGGCGTCGATGCCTGCTTGAACCCAAGGCTGTCCGGTAAGTCCGTCCAAGTGATGCTCTGCGCCGAACGCTGCTCGACAAGGCTCACCATACGGCGAACGAACGCCCGGAACTTGACCAAGGTTAGGGAAGCTATGCGTTGCTCGCCCTGTAACTGCACCATTAGGGTTAACACTTCCATGGATTTTACCATCCTCTTGAACGTAACGTAGCCACGCTTTGTCTCCCTCAGCTGCCTGACCGATACGCTTCTGTATCATCAGGTACTCTTTGATGAGGTCGATACAGCGCTGCTTCTCAGGGTCTTCCACGCGCACATGCTCAAGGACCTCATCGTCTACTTTGGGTGCACCCTTTTCGGTGAACTCTGTAGGTATCCATCCGGCTTCCTTCAGCTTGAGTGCAATGTGGTCTCGGCTACTTGGGTTAAACACAACGTGCTCTACTGGTGTGTACGGAGCGCCCTCTACGTAATCCCGAGTGTCCAGCTCGCAGGGTTCACGCCCCTCACGCTGAGCTTTGTTCTTGGGTTTCTTGTAGATGGCACCCTGCTTCGGGTACTTCACTCGTGGGTATTTACCAAGAGGCTTCCCGGTGCGCGGGTGCAGGAATAACTCAGTGCCGCCCTTAGGCTGATACCAAGTACCGAAGGTGTCGGTGAGTGTCTGAAGGAGTTCAGAACGACGACCAGCGAGTTCAACGTAGAGTTCCTCAATGGCCTTGGTGTTGAACGGGAATCCGTTGCGCTCCTGCTTAGCGAGTAACCAAGCTGCCCGGTGTTCCAGCCACACGGCCTCGCAGGAATACTGCCAGAATGTCACAGCATCGTGCATCCACCAGTTATCCCCGCAACCAGCAGCCGGGGGGAAGTAGTGCTTGTCGCTCAGTAGTTTCTCTAAGAGCGCCTTGGTGACCACAACGTCCTGAACGTTATACGCCATCATCGGCTCGTTAAAGCTAATCCACTCAGCACCATCCACGTACTCCTCACCCTGTTCCTCAAGGAGCTTCTTGAAGTCGTCCTTGTACTCACCCTTCATCTCTCCTAAGCGGTAACCCCACGCCTCCAGAGCGTGAGACCCGAAGCGTTTACCGGGTAACTTACCGGAACGCAGCAGGGCCATGTCGGAGTCCTTAATGTTCGCAAACAGTAAACGGCTAAGTACCAGCGTGTCCACTACGTTCTCACGCGGCAGGTGGAACTCTCGGTTTAACTGGAGCTTGGCCAGCTTGGTTAACACTGGGGCATCGTACTTGTGACCGTTGTGGAATACGATGAGACCACCACGAGCCACCTCAGCTTCTAACGCATCGAGATACGCCGAGAAGTCCCAAGGTCGATACGATACGTACTCGTCCGTGCTGTAGTCGTAGATGACCCCGCAGTGGAACTGAGTGACTTTCTCTAAGAGGTTGTTGGCCTCGATATCGGTTACTAACATAGTGGTCTCCTG